CCGGAATTCAAAATAGCGGAAGATATTGTACGTCTAGTAGTAACTCAAGAATGAGAGTTATCCTGACGTGTATGGCGCGCCTTAAGGCCGGTCTTCCTGTTTTGGTGAACGGTAGAGTCGGGATAAAGGCGATGGGAGATGATTCGATCGAGGTGAGCTTCCCCCAAATACTTGACGAGATGGTCAAGCTAGGACACAAGATTGGCGAGAACGCCGTCCAAACCACAGTTGAGGGCACTGAATTTTGCTCTAACGTGTGGCACGCGGATGGCTTTGCTGAACCTGTGGCCCCGGCTAAGACTGTCTTTAGGTTTTTGAGTAGACCAGAAGGGGATGACACATATTCTGAATTGTGGGGTCAATTGGCGTGGTATTTACGGCACCTTAATCATTCCTTGAAGGAGTTAGTTCAGAAGTTGGCAGAGGATCGTATTGACAGATCCATAAAAGTGAAGGAAAAGCTTTCAAGCACAAAAACATTGTAAAAGAGGGAATTCGTAGAAATGGCGAACCGCAAAAACAAAGGAAAACAGGCTAGAAAACAAAACAACCGGAACGGACAACAAAACAATGCCACCACGAACAGCATTAGGACTGTTACATTTAAGGCGGAGTGGACGAAGCAAGCAAAACTGAAAAGTGATGCCAATTTGTCCATCCCAATATTGCCAGATGCGACTTTCCCGAAGCTTAAACAGGTGGTCTCTGGATCTGTACAATACAGATTCACGCAACTACAAGCAACATGGACTAGTATCGACACAAGCGCGACTTGGTCCTGCGCCGCTTTGATGACTTATGCATCGAGCCAGTGGACGCCCAAATTCTCACATCATGACTACGTCTCACGTGGTGGTGTTGTCAAACCCTGCAAGAACAGCGGGTGGAAGACAAATATACTACCGCGGAATGAAGACTGGTATGATGTTGCAGATGCGGCTGCTAGCTTACACAGCATTCAAGTTGGTGGAGCGGCGTGGAACGGAGACGTTGGACTTTGGACGATAACTGGGACGGTTCAGATGCGTGGCCAGAAAGAGTGATTTACTA